AACTCCGAGAAGCCCCATTCACGGGAACGAATCCGGCCGGTCGTGGTGAGCCGGGACGTGTCCGTTCCGATTCCCCCATCATCGTTCGCGCGCTCAATCCAGTCGCTCAAGAGAAGCGCCTGATCCTTGTTGGCCTTGTAACCCGCCCACTTGAGGCGTATCCCGCCGCTGGGAAGGTTCTGCAAGGTTGCTCCGCCCAGGTAGCAAGCGGAGTAGTACGAGTGCCAACCCGACGCGTTCAGCGCGAGAGTGCCGGCGTCAAGGTCTGCCGTAGCTGACCACAGCATTCCGCCCCATACGGGCTCGTCGTCCCGCGTCACCACGAGCGCGCTCTTCCCGGGTTCCAACGTGTCCGGGTCGGCAGCCTTGAGGGGCATTCCGATGGACGCGCTACCCGCTGAGTTCAGCGTCTCGCCGTACTGAATTCCGGTCACTGGAAGCGACGCGACGACTTCACCCGTCTTCGCAACGGTCTGCAAGACTTCATAGCGGGCAGCGCTCATCATGTCCCCCTAGCCCACTCTTGAGAGTAGGTACGATCAAGCCGTGTTCCACGGGCTCTTACTGAACGACTCGTTGATGTACACAGCGGCAACCGACGTGTCCGCGCCGAACTCAATACCGCCGTTCGCCATGAGCGCGATACGTCCGACTCCGCCGTTCGTGGTGCCGTAGGACTGGCCCGTTGAGCCGTACGTGTTCTGTGTCGGACGAGTGACACCGGCAGGCATGAGCGCCGGAACAACGAGCTTGTCAATGTCCTTGCTGGGGGAGAAGTTGAGCTGTCCGCTCAGTTCCCACACGTTGGACGACTCACGGAGATACAGCGTGCCGGTAACCGTGATGTTCGTTCCGTCGTTCGCCTGTACGCCCTGAATGGCGCACGTCTTCCACGGACCCGGGTCCGCCGTGAACCACGTACCGTCACTCTTCCGAATCCACCGCTGATTGGTGCCAACGTCGTACACGACAGCACCGACGTTCACCGTGGACGCGGTAGGAAGCTGTCCGGCCCAATCGACAGCGATTGCGTTACGGCCGGCCAACGCTGCCTGATCCCGGTACTGACCCTGATAGCGCGTCACGGTCAGCGTGAACGTGGTCATGGACTTCGGAACGTCAATCCATCCCAGGGCAACCGCGTTGTCGGGACGAGTCGGAGCCACCGGAGTTGCCGCCGGAGTGCCCGGGATGATCTCAATAGCCACGCCGTTCGTACCGTCAGCGGCAAGCGTGGTGAGCCGGGCAACGATCAAGTCCTTGCGCGGGTTCACGCTTGAAGCGGTCGGGACAGCCACGGTCGCGCCCGGGGACCATGCCCAGGTTGCGCCACCGGCAGTGAGCCCGATCAGTGCGTTACCGGCACCGACGCTCACCGTGCGGGCAGCCTGATCACTGTTCAGAAGGAACTCAGAAGTGGACGCGAACAGGTGGGTCATGCCGAGACGCGGAATGTTGAGACTGTTGAAGTTGGCAAGGTCGTTGCCGCCGTACGTAACGCCTTCCTGAAACCATGCAAAACCCGCCATGCTAAACCCACCTATCTACCCAGGTAATGACCGCTCGTGCGGACGTGAATTCGTCACGGCTCGTCAGCCTCAGTCGGTGAAGCCCGGGACCGAACTCCGGCCACACAGAACCAACCTTCACGAGCCCCGTAATGTCGTCGCCTTGCGTCGTCGTCACGGTCAATGACAATGTCTCCGTCCCAATCGACAGAGAAGAACTGTCCAGTGGAGTCGTCCCACAACGTGGGAGAAGCCCCAGCGGTAATGACGACCTGGGGACGAGCCGCTACCGACCCGAACTGAGTCAGCCACGTAATGGGGTCAGCCGGCGCTTCACCCGAACCCTGCACGAGCCACGGCACAGCGGCAGGGAAGGTGAGCCCGGACATGTCCGCTTCCCGCTCGTACGACCGAACCACCGTTTCCCGGGGCGCGTCGCCATACACATACGGGCTCGTGGCGTACAGCTCAACGACGACGTTGCACACCATGTTTGCGAAGTTCAGATCAAGGGGCGCGCTCCGCTTCCGTGGACGCGCCATGACGTACCCGGTCTGATCGGCAGCCACGCCCGGGAACCGGAAGCGAAGAGGCTTCTCAATGTCCCCGGGCATGAACGCAGATTCACGAGCGCCTGAGTGAACTCCTCACGCGTGCTGCCGTAGACCTCAAGGGTCACGGTCACCGTTCGGCCGTTCATGTAGTCGTCACCCGCGTACAAGCCGTGACGCTGCACAAGAGTCAAGTCAGATGACCGGATCTCCGGCAGCGTCAGCAACCCGTCAACGGCAACGATGGAAACGGCGGAGTCGGGTTCCCCCATGACGAGCCCGTTGTATTCACACGTCCAGTCGTTCAGCTCCGCCATTCCATCCCCCTCGTATGCCTACTCTTGAGAGTGGGCTTGCCTATGCCGGCGACGTACGCAGCGCCCATGCGACTTCACGTCCAATCGCGAACGGGTCCGCGTTGGTCTGCACGTTGACCGTGACTCCGCTACCGCCGGAAAGGCTGTGGTTCGGGACGACGCGGGAACCGTTCGGAAGAAAGACCTCTTCGGGTCCACGCTCACCGACACGGACCATGCCGGAAGCCGGGCCACCCATGGCGCGAATCTTCGGAATGGGGCTGTCCGGCAGATCAATGCTGAGCTTGCCCCAACCCAGCTTGTTCGGGATTGCCCAGTTGAGAAGGTCAATCACTCCGTTGATCGCACCCTTTGCAGCGCGACCGACAGCGGAAGCGAGCGAAGACGCGAACCCGCCCAGCTTGCTGAGCCCGTTCTTGATTCCGTCAATGACGTAACCACCGATGGACTTGCCCGCGTTGAGGATTGACTTGCCCGCGCTCAGGATTCGACCGGGGAGCGAAGTCACGAAGTTGACCACAGCGTCAAGCGCGTTCTTTGCGAAGTTCTTGACGGTCGTGAACGCGGTCTTCGTCGCGCCAACGATCTTGTCCCAATGCTTGATGATCAAGCCCGGTCCCGTGAAGTTCAGGAAGAGATCCTTGAGCCATCCGAAGATTTTCTTGACCCAATCCCAAACCCACTGAAACGCGTCAAGAGTCCATTGCTTGATCGTGTCCCAGTTCTGCCAGATGATCAGCGCAAGGGCGACGATCGCAGCAATGATCAGGCCAATGGGACCCATAGCGATCAGCCATGCGGCAGCCATGCGGGCAGCCTGTAGAAGCGACTGAGCCCCCATGAGAACCCACTGACCGACGATCACGGCACCCGCTATAACGGCTCGTGCTGCCGCTGCAATCCATCCCCCGATCGTTGACCACGACGCTGCCACCTGAGTTGCTGCGGACGTGACCGACGCGGTTGCCGTTGTGACCCACCCGGTAACCACCGTTGCCGCTGTGATGACTTGCTGTACGCCCCACGAGATCAGCGCGGGAAGAATCAGGGTTGTGATCACTCCGGCGATAATCCCGAAGGTCGTGCTGTGCTGAGAGATGAAAGACGCGGTTGTTGTAATGGCCGTGCCGACCCAACTGAGCTTGTCGGCAAACGCCGATACCGCCGGGATGACCGTTCCGCCCAGGAAGTCAACAAGGTCTTGCTGTAGCCCACGACTGAACGCCTTGAGCTTCGTTGCCGCGTTGTCGTGCATGGTGTCGCCAGCCTTCTTGGCAGCACCGTCAACCTTGCCCAGGTCGTCAACGGCCTTCGAAGGATCAAGCGCGAAAAGCGCGTCTTGCATATCCTCAGCCTGAGTACCGAAAAGCTTCACAGCGAGAGCGGAGCGTTCGGCAGGGTCCTTGACGTTACGGAGCCCGTCAAGCGTCTGATCAAGCGCCTTAGCGGCAGCCGGACCACCCTCTGCAATGGCCTTCGTCATGTCCTTACCGGACAGACCAATTTTCTTGTACGACGCGTTCACGTCGTCGCCACCCGCGCGAACGATAAGGCCGAACTCCTTGAGGCTGTCTGCCACAAGGTCAGCGTCACGAGCGCCACCCTTGAGCCCCTGAGACAGAAGCCCCATGGCAGTCTTGCCGTCAAGACCTAGCCCCTTGAACTGAACGCCGTACTCATT